GCAACTTCTGGCCCGCATCCCCCAGGCCGACTTGAAACAGCACATCGAAGAGTACGACACCGAAACAAAGACCCTTACCTTCAATGGCTGCTACAAGCTACTTCCCAAACCAGAAGCCCCAGAAGGTTCGTTTGACGTTATCATCATTGACCCGCCGTGGGAAATGAAAAAGATTGCCCGGTCCGACAGACCGAATCAAGAGGATATAGATTATACCGCTTCTATGGATGTCGCCGAGATTATTGAATGGGGAAAGGGGAATCTTCATCCCTTTACGGACTGCCACCTATTCCTATGGACGACTCAAAAATATCTTCCGTTCACATTCCGAATCTTAGCCGAATGGGGAATGAAATACGTTTGTACTTTTGTTTGGCATAAGCCCGGCGGATTCCAGCCGGTAGGATTGCCTCAGTACAATTGTGAGTTCATAGTCTACAGTCGCAAAGGGAATCCTGTTTTCTCTGACACCAAAGGTCTGTCAACTTGTTTCTCTGCGCCACGGGGAGCGCACAGTGAAAAGCCCGATGCTTTCTATGAGATGATTGCTAGGTCAACAACCGGTAAACGTATTGCTATGTTCGAGAGAAAAGAAAGGCCGGGATTCCAGGTATGGGGTGATGAGATATGAGAACCTACAAAAATGACAAAGAATGGTCAGATATTTTCATTCCTCAACTCAAGGTCATAGCGACTAAACATCTTGTTCAAATCGAAATAGGTAATCCTATCCAAGACCAAAAAGAAGGAACTGACCTTATCATCTTTGGTGGACCGCAGAGAATCGCTTGTCGTGTACGGCGTCCAGAGTTCTACCCCAAATATCGATTTGAGTTCACTATAAGGGCAAGGCGGTCAAATGGTGTCAAGACAGAATGGGCTAAACTCATAGAGGAAAATGAAAATTGGCGGCACGTTTACATCTATGCTTTCAGTGATATTGATGAGACCATACCTTCTTACCACGTAATCGACATACCACCTTTCCGTGAATATGCAAGGAGTCTTGAGTTACAAGAAAAAGGCAATAGAGATGGAACTACTTTCTTTTATGCTTTCGATGTCAGAGAAATGCCAAAGAAATCTATCATCTATACCACGGAGATAGGAAAGAAAAATGTTTCCATTCTCGACTTTTTCAAAGATAATTCAAATATAGAGAATCCAAAAAAAGAAGCTATAGAAGATAAACAAATGTCATTAATACCAGATGAAGAACTATCCGAATTGGCCAAGAAGTACCATGTTAAACACGGACCTTTGATATGGGAAGACTCTTGACTCATTTCCTACATTAATGTAGGTTTCCTTAGTTGCCGTACGGCGAGGGTGGGGGTCGGAGGTATGGTGCCATATGGGCACGAGTAGCCAGGCGACTTAGGGGAAGGCTTCGAGCAGGGGCCTTCCCTTCTTTTCAAAAAGGAGGCCCCGCTGAAGATGACGGAGCCCCCATATCAAATCCCGCCGGTGGCGAAGGAGGTCGAGACCACCGAACGTGCGGAATACCAAAACTATCAGTGATTCCCAGCCGCACTTTGAATCTTCTCCACAGTCCGTGTGACAACTTGGGAAAGGCCGAGCATTCCGAGAACGACCTGAGTAGGAACGCCCATATCAATAGCCATGAGATGAGCGCCGCACCAGTTCGCCACGGGCTGCACGACGTACTGCAATACGAACGCAGAGCCGCATACCCAGCCGATGAACGGCCTCCATCCTGCTACCCAGAACTTGAAGAAGTTTGTCCCTGTAACTCCCGCTTCTGCCGTGTCCAACGTGACTTGCGCCGCTTGAAGATCCGCCGCAGCTTGGTTTGCTTTTGAGGCGATATTCATTGTCAGTTCTTGAATCTCAGCCTGCTTGGCAGGGTCAATACCCGTAATAGCAATTCTGATTTTAAGAGCCGCGTCTCCGATTGCCCCAGTAAGCCCAGAGGCAATGTCTGTTATGACGCTCATACTGTCCTCCATTCACGATTCAATTCAAAGTCCAGCGGGACAAGCTCTTGAGTCTTTATCCCCGGCCAGGGGTCCCGCCCCGTTGCCCTCACCACAAGCCCCGCAAAGCTCGAACACACCCCCCCGAGATACCAGCTCCCGAAGGGAACCCATCCTATCCTGTCCCAGAACCACCGGGTCGGGTACAGGATGGCGTCCACGAGAAGCAGAAAAATATTGTAATGTCTGCGCAGGTTGACTTGTGTGATTGCCACCTCAAGAGCAGCCTGAATCTCAGCATCACTCCACGGCGCCACGGGCTCCTGAATAGTGTACTCCCCCCATCCGGCGATGTCGGCCTGTAAACTCTCTCGTACTCCGCTCACGGGAAGAAGTTTCCCGGGCTGATGCCATACGGTATCATCGAAGAAAAGTCCCCCGATGAAGATAGCAACATGCGCGGGGCCACCAGTGATGTACTTGACTGCTTGCCCTACGGGATCCGGGCCAGGGGGAAAAGTGAGAACACTGCCGTCTTTCACGGCTTCCCCATTCTTCCCATGACATAGCCAAGAAGATAGACAACGAGGATGATTAGTAGGGCTTCACCTAGGTCGATGGGCATTTACGTTTTCGTTAATCCGCAGACGATTGCGATTGCCACCGCGCCTGCGAAATAGAGAAGTGCAAGAGTCACATCACCCTTGAAGGCGAAGATAATGGAAGTCACGAGGGCTACGACACCGCTTCCGCGCTTGTAGCTGAACTTGCCTTTCGGGTCGTCGAGGAACTGAGTCCACGCTTCCAGCCATTTCCATGCGGTCCGAATTGCGTCATGGATACTCTTGAAGAAACCCTTTTTCACAACCGCTTGAAGAGGAACAGGATCACTCATTAAACCCTCCTACTCTAATGAAAAGGGCCGGGAAGACTTTCTCCCCGGCCACGTCTACCGGTTTATCCGGGTGTCTGAGGACTAGTACTTTCCCCGTTTACGACCACGGTGCCTTCTGGGCATTGTGCTCACTCCTTCCATAAGAGGAGAGACTCGAACATCTCTCACCCGCATCTCTGCGGGGCAGCTCGTTACATGACGGCAGGGCCGTCAAGCCTCGAAACCATCGGTCTTAGACCGACTGCTCAACGTAGTAGATCGCGTAGGTGTACAGAGCCGTGGTCGTCGCAGCCTGCGAGACCAGCGACAGCGCCGAGCCAGGAGGAATGACCAGCATCCCATCGTAGTCTTTGGTGATGAGCGAAGGGACGACCGTCGGTGCGCCAGTCCCAAGACCAATGCCGGTGCTGGTGAAGAATACAGGGTTGGCCGTGAAGGTGATGGCGATAGGCGCCCACTTCACCGCTCCCACTTTTCCACCACCCACCAGACAGTTCGCGGTCGCTACGAGGGTTGCAGTTGCAATCGGGGCACCGGTTGCGATGGTAGCGCCCGCAGGTGCCAAAGAAACCCACGACAGAGCCGTCGGAGCCGTAGCACCCGATACCCATGCCAGTTCGATCCTCACGATCTCCGCGTTGACTCCCGAGCCCAGGGGGTTCCACAGCGTCGGGATGTTGTTGCCGACGATGACAATCGCCGCACCACCCGTTGCGCTGGAAGCCACGTACATATTCCCACGAGAAGCCTGCTCGTAAAACTTTCCGTGAGACTCAGCCACGACCATCGAACCGTCGCGGCCGAACCGTGTCAGAGCCGCCGGCGCGTTCCCGTCGGCCATCGTGTTTGTGCCGACGAATCCATCAAGTCTGAAACCCATAGTGAGTTTCCTCCTTAGAGGCTATTGCCTCCGTCTATTGTTTCGACTGACATACGTCAGCCGTTACGCTCCCATACCAGGGAACGGATTCTCCACATAGAAAATGTTCACATGGAACGTGGTCACGCTCGCCACCGTTCCCAACATGACAATTGCCTGACCCGGGGGAACGATGAGAAGCCCATCGTAGTCAACGCGAATCGAGAACGGAGGATACGTCGCTGTACCGAGCCATGTGTCCTGCGAGATTCCCGTCCCCATGAGATACCCGAAGAAAGCCGCGATCCTCGTATTCGCTACCGAATAGCGAGCTTGCGAGACTTTGCCGCTCCCCCACAGCATGTTGATCGGGGCAATATTGGTGAACGCCGGGAGAGCACCTGCCGTTCCTGCTTCTGCCCCTGCATATCCTGAGTACCACAGGAAGGCGCTCGGAGCGGCCGGGGTGACTGCGGTTTGCGTCATTTCCAATCGAATGACTTCCAGACAAACCCCGCTTCCCATCGGGTTCCACAAGATAGGCACGTTGGTCAACGTGGCCACTGCTTTCATCGTGATGGCCGTGGGGTTGGTGGCAACGTACATGTTCCCGCGTTTTGCCGCCTGATAAAACTTCCCGTGGTTTTGAGAGACCACGAGAGACCCGTCTCGCCCCATCCTCAGAGGGATGTCCTCATGGGCGCCATCCGTGAGGTTAGAGGGTCCGACAAATGTGTCTACTTTAAGTCCCATGGTTAGGCTCCCATTGTGCCGGGGTACGCTGACTCGATGAAGAAGATGTTGAGGAAGTACAAGCCACCCGTCAGCACCGTGGCGGTAATGGAGACCGCCGAGTTAGGGGGAACAAGGAACATCCCGTCGTAATCGATATTGTATGTCATGGGCGGATAAGTGCTCGCTGCGGTCCAGGTGTCCTGAGAGATTCCCATGCCCATGAGATACGTGGGGGCAGCCGCATAAGCAGTGTCCTGACTGTACCTGGCCTTGGATACCCTTCCACTGCCCAGAAGCAAGTTCACGGGCGGGATATTGGTGCCCGCAGTGATGGGGCCTGCTGTCCCGGGTTCTGCTCCTGCCGGTTGTGTGATCCTCCACTGGAAGGCCGAAGGCGCGTCGGGGGTATCAATCGTCTTGGTGAGCTGCACCTTGATGATCTCGACCATGACCCCGCTTCCCGAAGGGTTCCACAAACACTGGTGGGGACCCGCCAGCGCCGCTACGAGAAACTGAAGCGGTGTCCCACTGGTGGCAACGAATCCCTGTCCTCGCACACATGCCTCGTAGAACTTCCCGTGCGATTCGTGGACGATGAGACTCCCATCCCGACCGAACCGGAGGAGATTGTCCGCCCTGCCACCGTCAACGAGAGGGTTGATTCCTACGAATCCATCAAGTTTAAAACCCATGTCTCTCTCCTTACGTCAGCGAGAGCGCACCGGCGTTCAACATCGACTGTGAGGGGATGTCCGTTCCGAACGTCTGGTTCCACATCAAAATGAGCGCCAACAGATACAAGGAGATCGGATCGGCAACGTTGATGATCCCATCCACTTCGATGTTCACCACTCCGCCCTGATTGGCGAGCGCAAGGATTTGCTCCCCATACGCGAGGCTTGCATTCAGGATAATCTGAGTCGCAGCCTGGTTGGCCGCAAGGGTCACGCTGTAAATCGAATTGTTGTAGTTGTCCTGATAGATCGTCAGCGTGACAGGGATGTTCGCAGTGTTCTGCAAGATGAATCCATAAAGGACTATCCCAGTAGGATTTGTCACTTTGTAGATAGTGTATGGTGTGGGGCTGTTTGCCGCTGGGGCTGCAACAGTTGCAAGGGCGGCCGAACCAGTGATAGGCATGTCTCATGTCCTCCTACACAAATAAATAGCATATATAAGTATAGTTGCAAGAGGGTTTCAGTAGCTTAGAGAGAGTGTGTCATTTTGGCCGTATGTGTATCATTTTGTTTACACTATTTTCACAATCACCTTCTGCACGAAGGCCCAGAACTTCCTCATGATATCCGGCCGATTCATGGAATCCCACACCACATTTGAAGCAACGTCCGTGAAAACTTGGCCGTTGCCCACTACAAAATGAAAACCCCCGATATTGGAGAGGGAACCCTTAAGAATCTCCTTCTCATCCGGGGCGCATTGATAATCGGCTCCGGCTATCCGGCTAAACTGCAAAGGGAACTTGTCCACGGTCTCATTCGAGGGCAAGGCGGCGAGAAAGCGGGCCCAGGAAAGAACAGAAATATTCTGATTGAGTATCTTCTGGGTCTGGAGAGACGCGACGAGGGCGTTCACCATTTCGGGAGTGTATTCGTCGGGCATGAGATAGATGCCATCAAGTACCGCGCAGGCATACTTCTCCTCCTTCAGAGTAAGCCGGGGGTCTGTCTGCCACCATCCGGTTATCATTCTTCTTTTTCCAAAAGGTCTTCGAGTTTTTCAGGTTTCGCAAATGCGGCTTTGGTTAGAAATGCCTCGGTCCTCACTTGATCTATGGTAACCGCCCTGACAGCTTCATCGGTCTTCCCGTTCGCCGTGCCTTCTTTTTGGACCTCCGCGATCTTTGCAATAGCTATTCCCTGTAGCTTGTTAGAGCGAAGAAGACGGAACAGCGCTGCCTTGACGATTATCATTTCTTTCGGGAGTCCCACAATTTTTCTTCCGAAAGCGATTAGGGTAACTATCCCGATAACAGTTAGCCCGCTGAGGATTTGACCTATCGTTTCCATCATCACGTTGCTTTCCTCTCTGCCATCATGTGTTGTACCCGGAAAGTGGAAGCTCGAATTGTATGGATACCTTGATTCCATTTGTGAAAATGTTGTTGGCAAGTCTCTTTGTAAGTCCAGATTGCGCCACAGTCCAATCTCCAATAGTAACGTATCCAACACCTGATTCAATGAGTACGGTTGGGAATCCTGCCGCCCCTGCCGCACTATCAATAACATATGTTCCACATAGTTGTATTGATGGAATAAGAGAAGCGTCGCTTATGAGACCATTAGGAAGTGAAATCCTCGCCTCTACCCCTGTGACTACTCCCGGTACAAACTGACCCATCACCTTCAGACAGTTGCCAACAATGGTGTATGTCATATTGATATTCGTCACTACGCCAAACCCGGTGAACACCGGCGTGTATGGCTGCTCAATGTACTTGGATAGAACGGCGTTCCAGCCAGCGGTGGCGATGAGACCTGTTGCGCTTACAGCGACAATGTTTATTGTACTACTCGCCATCCCCATTATGATCGAGGCGCCGAATGGATTGGTAATGAGCCCGCTAAAGGTAGCCCCGGTGTCATAACTTCTAACAAAGTTCCCCGAGTTATCTCCTAAATTGAAAACCCCGAAGACATACGATATGGATTGCACGGCACTCACGAGAGCGGTGTTGATAAGGGCTCCCCACGTCTGGCCAAGATTCAGTGAAATAGAAACAACCCCACCATTTCCCCCTACCATGAATATCCCATTCCCAAACCGTATTGAGGAAATAGGATTAATAAAGGAGTTTGCAATCAGGGGACTCCAATTGAGACCAAGGTCAGTGGAACGGGCTATCTCGTGATTAACTGCCGCGATAGCAACAAACACACCAAAACCGAAATCTATACTTGTTACGGACACACCGGTAAATGGATTCGCAAGAAATCCGCTCCACGTAAGACCAAGATCAGTGGATCGGATTATTCTCGCAACACCTCCACTCGATCCGACTATCACGAAAACTCCGTTCCCGAAAGCTATCTTGTTTGGAGAGACCATTGCGATTGCAATGGGAGCACTCCATGCAACACCATTGTTTATTGATCTTGATGTCAGTCCATTAGTGCCAGTGACTATGAAAACACCATTCCCGAAAGCAATGGATATTGTCTGGACACCGCCGAGAGGATTCACCGGGACGCTCCATGTTGCCCCGAAGTCAGTTGACCTTGAAACCTTATTATCGGTGGTGACGGCTATATAGACACCATTCCCGAATGCGATATCATTTATGACACTGCCGCCAAAGTTGTTTGCTATCGGCCCCACCCATTGCTGACCGAGCTGCTGGTAGAGGGTGCCCCTGACATTGAGATTTCCAAGAAAGCCGGTCGTCTCCAGCTGGCCTATCGCAGCCGTCGCCGCCTGCACTTGATTGACAAGCCCCTTGTTGATCTCCCCGCCGACGTCTAGGTTGCCGTAGATTCTGACGTTGCCCTTGAACTGGTCGAGCTTTACCTTGCCGCCCGAATTGCTAAAGCCCATGAGGACCACCAAAGGAAGCATGAGCCATTTCATTCATTTTCCTCCTCCCGCTTCCTTAATACTTTCAAACGCACCTATCCCTGTATCAGCCAGCCCTTTGATCGGCAAGCCCGTCATCATTCCTATAAGAGTCATGCTGTCGATCCCGAGAGACAAAGCTGCATTGAACTTAGCCTGATTGCTTTTCGCTCTCCCGACCGCCGAAATCCCAGCCGCTATGTTCAAGAAGTCCTCGGGATACTGACCGATCAACGTGAGTCCCCCGCCCCCTGTTCCTCGCTTCGCCATCTGGATAGCCTGTTTGGTGATGTAGTACATATCCCCGCCCATCAAAATGTTGCTAAACCAGTCAGCAAAAACCTCATCCTTTGCCACCGAGCCGAGTCTGGCAATTCTTTGTTTTACTGTCTCGGCAGGAGCATTTCTTTTCTTTCTGAGAAGCGCATACGCCCCGCCTCCCAACGCAGCAAGCCACCCCACGCGAATCGCTGCCATGATAGCGGGCTCCGCGATGAAGTGTATGATAGATGCCTTGATAGCTGTCTTGTAGCCGTTCTTGGTATGCGGTGCGTCCATCCATGCGCTCACCACCATGTTCACCCCCGCCAACTTCTCTGATTGCAAAGTGGCGGCCAGAATACCAACAGGCCCCTCCCTGACTACATTCGCCTGAAAGCCAGGAGAGGTGGTCATGTGGTTTCTTTTCAAGAGGGCTTCTGCACCTTGAGTCGCTAAAACATCGCGTTCCTCTGGCGTCCATCCTTTTATTTCTTCGGGCTTTACCTCGTGACCCAGATGAGTCTCTACGGCTCGACGAAGCCACGCATCTTCCATGATCCCCTTTTTGAATTGTCTTAGGGCATAACGATGGACCGATTCCAATTCAGTTCTTGAACCAGATCGGAACCCTGCCATCTCAAATGCAAGAAGAATTCTGCGAAGCTTCGGATGTCTTGTTTCAGCAAGAAATACATCTTGCATCTCCTTTGTACCTCCCGATCTGCTTATATCTTCGTAGAGGCCGCTTCGCTCAAGCCACAACTCGTGATACAATTTCGGGTGTGCTAGTACATCTTTTGCAGCTCCCGCCCAATCGAGAAAGCCAACATACGGAATAGACCGGATACCGAGCGCCGCATTCTTTACCATCGTCGTGACTTTTAGACCGCCGAGAACAGACTGCGTCCCCATTGACCTCATCTTGAGTAGAACCTTTTCTAACTCTTCTGGAGTCGAGTTCTTCCCCGCATAAGCCGCAAGACCCTTTGCCACCATATTCGTCGCCTTGTCGTTGCCCTGCTGTTTCCGTAGGTCAAGTGAAATCTCGGCCAACATGGACCGCGCGTGCCCTATCTCTTCTCCCATGTCGATCCACCGTCCCGCCCTGTTGAAAAGATCGAATAGGTCACGTTCTGCGGACCTCCAATAAATAGGAGTAACGGCCCCGGTTCTGTGACGGAAAATGTCGGGGTTCGCTATGTCGATTCCTTGGAACTTCCTATCTTGTATTCTCGTCATTGTCTCGGTGATGCGCGAGATGCGCCAGTAGTTCTCAAGCATCTGAGGGTGCCGCTCGTACCTTGCATAGTGCGCGTCATCCAGTTCCTTTGATACCTGCGCGACAACCGAAGTGAGATGGTCGGCGTATTCCTTATCCTGCGGGGTCATCTCGTCGAACATCTTCTGAATCAAACGGTCACTCATCTTGACGATGTTGAAATACTTGTCCGACTGGATGGAAGTTCCCGCCTTGAAAGATGCCGAGTTATCTTCCCTGAGACTATGCTTATAGGCCGAGATCACGTACCCCGTGGTTAAGTCGCGCGTCTCTCCATCCTCCGCAACTTGGACTTTTCGTTTTTCTCTGAGAAAGTCAAACTGATCGATTCCATTCTTTTTAAACCACTCGCCGTGGAGTTCGCCCCAGCGGTTCACACGCTCACGGAATGCTATATGCCCTTTTTCCACTTCCCCCGCAATCACCCTGTGCGTGAGTGAATCCTCTCCCCCAGACAGCCACTCTACCAAGTTAGAGAAGTGAATTTCCTCTTTTCCGATTACTCTTAAAACGTCCCACACCTTGTCAATCATTGCTGGCCGACCGTTCATAGCCTCCACGCGGGCTTTCAATTGCTCCGGCGTCCGCTTGTTTACTTCCGACTTCATCTGCCCAGCGGCGATTTGCTTTGCAATCTTCTTTCCCTGGACCTTTATCTCCCGTTCAAGGTCGTGCTCCATCTTGAAGTCGTTGATGGCATCGTGAATAATCATCAGGTCACCCGCCGTCAACATATCGGCGTTCTTCTTTGAAAGCTCCGCCAGGTACTTCACGTCGGTTTCATCCCACGAAGAAAAAGGATGCTTGCCATGATCACCAAGAAGCTCCCCAATATCCCTCAGTCCGCTGATTGGACGCGGATCGTTCCCCATCCCCGCGTTGATCCGCCCTGCTACTGCCTCCAACGGACCACGATATTCGTCGGGCAAGTCTGGCGCACTCTTCACGATCTTGTTGACGTTCGAGAATATCTTGTCCCGGATCTTGCGGGCCTGAACCATGGCCTCTTGAATGTTCTGTCTCAATTTCATTTGATCCCGAATAGTTTTCACCGCATCGGCCTTTTCCGACCGCGCGGCCTCAAGTTGCCCTTTGTACTCTTCTCCCCGTACTTCCAAATCTTCGATACGTGTGTTCAGCCTTTCAATTTCAGGTTGCTTTTTTATGTAGTCAGCGGTTCCCTCTTCACTCCGCGTGGCTTTGTCTAGTGCTGCTCCCTGCCCTTCGGTAATTTTGGGGGCCTGCTCATCGGCAAAAAGGTTGCCCAACGTCACATCTTCTGGCTTCGGAGCAAAGTACTGCAAATTGATATCGAACGGCGTCTTGAGCTGCTTGGAAAGGTCGTCAATGCGCTGCTGAGTCAACCGTCTCTGCTCGGGATCTTTCACCTGAGCCATCTTACTCTGAAGCGAGTCATGGAGTTCCTTGAGCTGCGCCATGCGTGCGTCATAGGCCGCTCGGTTCTGTTCAGGTGTGATTTTTGTCTCTGGCCGAGCTGCTGCTCTCTGGGCCTCCTCTATTTTTGCCGCCTCCTCGTGGATTCTCATGTCAAGGTGACCGCCTGGTATGATTCCGGCTACCGCGCCAGGAATCCCCGCCGCCACTCCGAATACCATACCCGCAAGCCCAGAAATCCCCATGTCCTCACCGAACTGCTGGATTGACTTCAAGGGAACCTTATTCTGGTTGACAAGGTTGTTTGTGATAGCCGCAAGCTCGTACACAGTATCATTGACTCCAGCCGTAAGCGCACCGAGCACTCCCTGAATGCCCCCCGAGGTAACAAGAGTCTTTGCCGTCCGGCTGAATCTTCCGCCGACCGCTGCTTTCGATGTTGCGTCCAGCCCCGCTTTCTCCATGAGGGGGCCGACACCTGGGATTTTCTCCACTTTCAATCCGTACAGAGCGGCCATGAGAAGACCGCCACCGATCGAGAACGGAGCTGCTATGTTTGGAGGTATTCCCTCTTGGCGAAGCCCGCTATAGGTAGCTCCAGAGAATGATCCCATGAGACGCTCGCCCGATTTCTCGCCCATCTCGTAAAACTTGGTACCTGCGCCGAGTCCCATGGTTCTCCTGATTGGCTCAAGAGTGAGGAGGGCCGCAATGTTATCAGCGACAAAGCTCCCAGCTTGGAGAAGATCGTATCCCAAGCTGAGCGGTAGTTGGAGGATTGTCTCGGGGATTGCTTTCAAGTGAGCCTTCGGATCTGCGTTCTTCTGGGCCTCGTCAATCTTCTTCTGCAACTCGGGATCTTCTTTGCCAGTTGCAACTACATTTGACAGTTGGCGAGCGACAAGAGAGTTTGCTTCCGAGTGGTTGATGAACCCCTGCACAGTACCTTTTATCTTTTCCCACAATCCTTCAGACCCCAAGGGCTTCCCATACAGTTCACTTGCTACGGTAGTAGGGTGTTCAAGTGTGATCTGCGGATGAATCATGGGAGCAAGGGCTTTCGCGGAGTTAAGCGCCGCCGATGCTTCTTCGTGGTCAGGCGATAGCTTGAGGAAATCGGTTTGAGCCTGCTTCGCCTCATCCTGTTGGTCGAAGTAAGTTATTTTGGAGGGAAGACCCACTACTTGAGGATCAGCCATGTTGATCGAGCCTTCCCCGCCCGGATCGTGGTTTCCTGATACCACCACGCAGGCCTACCTTCTGCGTCCTTGCCCTTGAAAAATTGCATCCCCTTTGCATCTCTGAATATAGGCCTGTTGTACTCATCCCTTCCCACGTAGTCAGCGGTGATCTTCTTTCCTGCCAGCTCCGTCTGCTGCTCCTGCGCGATCGCGTTCTGTAGCCTCATGCCTTCAGCCGTCTTTTCAAGAGGTGTGAATGTGGGCTCCTGAGTAAGAGCTTCGGCCTGGAGAAGTTCTGTGGACATACCCTTGAAAGCCTTTTTGATAGCATCGCGTACCTTGCGCTGTGATAGGTATTCAACGATGGTGTCCGTCTCTTTCCCTATCTGGTCAGGTGTAAGGTCTGGTTTCTTGTCCACCATCTCCTGCAACATTGCGTGACCTATCTTCACATCTTCAGCATCCAGCGGACCGGGATTCCCCAAAGAGTCCTTTGCCGACATCCCTTGTATGCGCTCCGCAGAATCATGGAGAGCAGTGGAGGAGTTTTTAATGGAGGACGCGAGTTTCTTCCTGTCGTTCGTCGTGATCCCCGTAGATTTGTTGATAAGATCGAACTTCTGTTCTTTCGTCATCTCTGGGTCGTACATCTGTGTTTGCAGATTGTTTGCCGCATCCGTGTCGTACCCGCCGCGTTCCGTGCGTACCGCTCTTGCCGCCGTTTGCTCAGCCCGGACTTCCTGCTCGTAGTAGCCTGCCCACTTCCTATTGCGCTCCCCTTTCTCCTTGCCCACCCACTTTCCGCGCGACTGTTCGATGATTGACTTGAAATCAGGCAAGCCCGCATCCCCCAGCATTACTTTCGAGTACATATCCCCGAGAGGAGCTTCCAACTTGTCATTAGCCCGCTTGTCCTCGGAATCCTGCACAGTTTCAAGATGCGTGACGCGGTTGTCGATCTGCTCGACTTCCGTATCCGATAAGCCCGCTGTGTTCTTGGGGTCGGCAAGGAAGTCATGCGCTGCCTGAAAGTTGGGAAGGCCATCAGCAGTCTTCTGGCGGATGAGGGCAAATGCACCATGAGTCGCTGCGGCTTGGTCTATCTTGTGATCCCAATCCTTGTAGTTGGCCTCTGCCGTAGGTTTGTCCACGAGATTGCTCCGCACCAAAGGATCTTGGAGAACTCGAAGTTTCGCCTTTCCCTCATCAGCGGATAAGGTACCCGACACAACGGACTGCATCGTATCGTTGATGCTCTTTGTTGCGGTCCCTACTGTCTCGTTGGCCCTTCCGTTCCACGCTTGTTGACCAACCTTCTCCATCAGCGTATCACGCTGACTCATCCACCACTGCTGAAGGGCCTGCTTGGCATGGCCGTTCGTGGCCATCTTGTCGATTATCTGGTTCTGCTCATCGATGAACTTCGCACCCTTTTCCTGATAACTCTTCCAGTCGGGATCACTTTGAAGATTAAGAGAGAAGTCGTTTACACTTCGGCGCAGACTTTCCTGCACGTTGTTGAACTGCGTCGTTGCCTCTGCCGCGTACAGTTTATCGGCTATCGTGAAAAAGAGATCGGTGACGGCGTTGCCCGCCTCCATGATTGCGCTGGGTGAGGGGCGGAAGTCACTCATCAGTAGTAATACGGCTGACCACTAGCCGTCTCCCAGGAAGACCCGCCGCTTGCACCCACAGCTCCGCCCATGGCCGATGTGGGATTCCAGAACTTTGAAATCGCCGCAGTGCCCCACTGGACCGTGCTGGTGAATTGAGAAAGCCAGATATTTGATTCCGTCGTCTGAAGCTGCTGATTTATCCCCAATGTCTGATTCGAAAGATTCAAGAGCCCCGCATTGTAAGAGGCGAGATTCATTTCAACTTGTGATTTGTCGAGAAGGGTCTGCTGAGTTTCTGCGGCTCCTATGATATGTTCTCCGGCTTGTTTCTGTGTGGCGAGTTTGATACCTGCCGTACCCTGGCCCGTTTTTATTCCACGGGCGGCAAATGATGCGCTGATAGAACCTTCAGCAGACAACTCCTGTTCCTTCAGTCCGAGAATCTGCTCAAGAGACTGCTGCTCGTAAGCCACCTGCGCAAGATTGGCAGCCCGCGCCCTCTCCTGAATTATGTCCGTGCCATAAGGGACGGTTTGCGGACCGGTCCCGCCGGGCGCATTTCCTCCGGCCGCCGATACATCTGGAAGGGTGGTCGTACTTCCCGCCGTGGGAACTCCCTGCCCGCCGGGTGCCACCTGCCCCAATTGCTCGGCAGCTTGTTTTTGTGCGACTTGGCTTGCCTCGTTGGCAGCAACAAGGTTTGTCGCACCCATCACAGATAAGCCGAGAGACCAACCACCAGTTACAGGCGCGAGTACAACCCCCGCGACAACTTCTACGATGTCAAGTACTTGGCCCATCTTCTCTTACCCATGCATAAAGCACCTGGTCTTGACCATACGGGCCGTATTTCCTCATCACCCCCTCGCGCTTCATCCCCATCCATTCAAGGTACTTATGATCCTGTCCCCACTGTCCAGGAGCAAGAGCCTGTAGACGGTCAAGATGATGCTGTTCAATCCAGCGATGCATCTGCGCCTTCAGTTCTTTGTGTACATGCGGCCCCGCTCGTTTTGAGACCCGAAGCCATATCGACCCCGACCCCTCGCAAATGATCCTTATCCCCCCACAGGCAATGGCCTCTCCGTCAATGAGAGTAAGACATGGGCCCGCCTCTTTCGATTTCTTCCCGAGTTCCAATAGATCAAGCCCTTCTTGCTCACTCATCACATGCTCATTCACATCCATCACAAATAGCATGTGTTCAGGCTCGAAAGGAACAAAGTGCATCATCCCGCATCCTCCTCATCCGCCACGTCGGGCACTATGGCAGTGATGGAACAGGGAAGGGGAAGATCGCTGTACACTGTCAAGAACGCGTCCTCGCGCAGAGCTTCGAGAATCGAGCTCCTGCAATATCCAGAATAGGGGATGGGGTTCTTTGCCGAGGGATGAGTTGAATCTATCACCACTCCACCGATCCCGGAGTCTCCCATCCTCACGGTTGACAGCGGGGAAAGGCCCCCCGCGTTCGGCGCGGTGAACTGGCCGCACTTGAAATACAACGTATTCAAGACGCGGAAGCGTGCTTTGGGGACGCTCTTTTTTTTCAACTGGCTTGTCCCCGACTGAGACGGGGGGACAAGTGGCATGGTGGTCATCGTGGAAGTGTAGTTCAGCCCCGCCACCGCATAGTTGGCGCTCACCCCGCCGGGCAGCGTGAGAACGCCCCCTGCGGGGACGGCGGTCCCGATATACACTCCATCGGCAACTACTTCCAGCGTCCTGCCGTTAAGCCCTGTGTCCACGGTCATTGTCGTGAAGGCGACTGCATTGTACCTGTAGGTTGCGCAGTCGGAGAATATCGCCTGTCGTTGGTCCGTCCAGAAGGGAGTGGCCACCTGTTCGATGAATACGCTTGCCCCACGTTGGACGCAAAGGTATACAATGTCCCGGTCGGTAAGACCCTGGAAGTCCGTCCCAGGGACTACGCACACGCTCAACACGGTCCCCGTTGTCACGAAGTTCCACCATGCCAATGTGCCATAGGCCATGTCGTAGTGGAGCACTCCCAGCGTTCCATCTGTGCGAAGGAACCAAAGCAAGTTGTCCGGGGCACGCTGGATATCATAGGCCGTGATGGGATTGTTGAGAAACATCTGGTCAGAGAAGAAGTTGAGATTTTGCGGAGGCACATAGGGGATGTAGACGCTTTGCCACTGCAATTTGTAGACACGTCGCGCGAGCCGCTGAACAAAAATCACGCCCCCTGCCATGGCGGTAGGAGGGATCGGAGAATCCCCTATGTTTGAAATCTGCGATGCCTGGATGGTGTTGGGGTTTGCGGTGCCCGGGATTATCCATTCCCCCGATGCGCTGCCCACCAGTATGTCCTGGACATTTCTTAACCAGTAAACCTCATCATCGGTTTCCGAATTAAGAGTGTAGTCCCCGGCATCCTCATCATTCACCTGGTCTTGGAAAGATGGTGTAGGAATGAAGGTGGGTGGTGTCGTAGTGGGAGTGCCGTCGGCGTTTGTCTGCATGACGGGAACGGAGAACGTGGACACATCACTCCACGCCATCCCTACTGCCGTATGGTTGGCATCCGAGGCATCCCAGATACCCACGATGCTTTCCCATACTTCTTGGGGACCGGCGGCTGTATTGCCAAGCCACAACCGCTGAGAGATCACAGCGCAAGCCCGGGGGTAATTCCCCGCCGAACCGAACACCCTAGGCTGTAACGTGAGAGTAAATGTACCCGCGCCCGCCCCGACTCCTGCATTTGCACTCATCGTCACTGTATAGACGAGGGGGTTTGTTCCTGTCGTGGGCACGATGGTCTCGATGTATGTTCCCGCTACGATGCCCGGTCCCGTGAGAAACCATGTGGCCTCTGCGGGCAGGAGGTTGGTATTTGCATCGGGAATGGTAGCGGCCCCATTTGTACTTGTGCCTGTGAATGTGAGTGTCTGCGTGGGGAAAGTGAGCCCCGCAAGATCGAAAGTATCGGGTGTGACCCAATGGATACGCGCGGGGGCGTGATTCTGATTGGTGATAAAAAGATCGGGAAAGAACGGATAAAACTGGAGGTTGGATATTTCTGCGGCGGTGTAGGTAGTGACGATATTAGCACCCGCCCCCATCCAAACGCCATTTTTCCAAACCCGCACAAGGAGATTCGTAAACTCGAAGACGTACACCGTGCCCTGTGAGATGACAAACGGGACGAGTCGAGCCGCGACATCTCCCTGCGTGTGACCCAGAACGAGTGTGCCCGGCCGTTTGTAGAACCCCCCCTGCTGCTTGGGGACCATGTTCGACATGACCGAGGCACCTTTTCGATAAACCGGTTGTTCGTCTTGTCCCCAGAGCCAGGATGAAAGCTCGCCCGCGGTGAAGTCGGATATCAGGATGCTACTGACCATCTACCAGCCCCCGACGTATCGACTTCTCGAAGACCACCATTCCTTGCCCGAATCCGGTAGATCGTCCTCCACGTCAAGCGCATTCCGCCCCTTTGCCCGGGAGATGAGCGCACCGTACTCCGCTTGATAGGGCGCAGCTATCCCGCTTATTTGCCCCGTCGCCGCCGGGATCATCTTGCTTGCCAGCCGTATCACCAGGGCATCGGTAAAGAGGGGTTCCGTCCACGCGAAACCGATGGGGATTTCCTTGATGTACTTCACATTCGGGTTCCCGCTCTCGGGTGTCAAGTCGGTGTAGTACATGTCTTCATGGATGAAAGGTGCCTTGATGATGTGCAGGTACTTCAGTGGATAAGTGACGATCCACTGGGGGTCGACCGCATAGAGAAAGCAAGTGAAAAGAAGGTCGGTGGGGATGTTGTAAGCGTAGATGTAGCCCGTGATGTTGGGGGCGGTGGTGTTCAGCACGAGCACCGCGCGTTTCACCGCGAAGCCCCACTCGTTCATCCGCAGTTCCTCGTTGCGCGTTGACTGATATTCAAGGGCCGCCCATGCCTCCCACTTAGCATTACCCGTCCCCGTCCCATCCACAGAAGTCACCACGTCATAGGGTTGGCCGATGCGAGAGAGGGCTTTGTTCACGATCTGTACGTCAGTCAGGGAGAACACCGGTGCCTCCTAAAGAGGGGCGAGCTGAGAGCCCGCCCCATTCATTGACTAGTAGGTATCAATCCAGGCGTGTATCGTCCCCGCCGTAAACGGACCGCCGCCCACGGTGTAGTACACGCGCAGGTACCTTCCCAGTTTCCCGGTCGGTCCGCTTCCCGAGATAGGAATCGAACCTTTGAGAATGGAAGGCCCGGCCTGCTGCAACATGGTAAACGTCTGCGCTACGCCATTGTTGAGCTCCGAATTGACCCATGTGGTTCCATCATTGGATTCCTGAAGCGCCACGGTGAGTGTTGAACCCACCGGCCCCGCAAAGGGAATGCCGACGCTCACAACCATCGGGAACTTCTTGACTGCTTCTGAAAGAGCATCCTCTCCTCCGGTGTCAAGAACTCCCGCCGCAAACGACCCGAAACCCGTCCGAGGGTTGTTGGAGGCCGCCGATACGGTGATGGCCTGATTGTCCGAAAATACTGTTGCATCATCACGCATTGCGATCTCCTTTAGCTTGCCACCGGCTCGTACTGAGTCGTGGGCGTGGTGTACGCGACACCGGTGAACGGGTTGATGTCCCCTGCGACGAAGTTCAGAGGCAGGATGCGCTCACACAACTTCACGGGTACTCCGTGACAGTGAAGCACTCTGCGTCCCCATGCCTCTTCCATCCCCAGCCACACGTTCTGCTTGCGTTCCAATGCGACATTCATCTGCGTCCACACTGAACGCGGAGCATAGCTGACCACCCCGTCCAGTCCGCCGGGGAACTGTGAGTAAGCGGTGATCTGCCCCGCCGCATCGTTGGCCTGCGCACCAGGGAAGAGCGCCGGGTTCGGCGTTCCCCACGTTGCAACCGTGTCGATGTTGGCAAGGCGCTGAATGTAGCGCGGATCCTCCACCACCAGGCCGAAGCGGATCATGTAGGTAGTGACCATGGCCCAGAAGTATTGAGGAGGCGTCTGAAGATCAGGCACAAGCTGCTTGCCGCCATCGGTGATGGAGATGAATCCCCGGCCTCCGCGCGGATAGACGAAGTAGCAGGCCCCGGGTCCCCACTTCATGCTGTACGTCGAGGACTGCCCGGTGTTCACTCCCGAGATACGTCCGCCGTTGTCGGTAACGCTTGGCCCCATCTGCCCGCCCGATGCGAGGAGAGGGAATTGCGTCCACACTCCGTCGATCTGCCGGGGGAACATAGAGCTGTTCCCATACAGAGACCGGTCGTGGACCGTGTTCTTGATTCCTGAGACGGTAAGCATTTCCTGCGCTGCGCGCCACGCCTGCGGGTCGCGCTTGGTCGCAAGTATCTCCACGTCTATCTTGGTGTTGACGGCGACACCCTGAAGGGTGATCGTCACGGGCTTCAAGACAGGATTCTCCCAGTTGTATCCAAGGTTCACCTGAACATCGGTTCCATGCGGCTTGGAAAGAACCTGGTTGAAGTGGTGACTGTTGAAGTCATCGCTTTCAAACCATGCTCCCTCTTCCAGCATGGGAGTTTCAAAGGAGATTGTGTCTACGACAGCCAGTTGTCTTCCGTCAGCTCCGATACTTTTGGCCACTTCCAGCATTGTGTACTGGGTGCCAAATCCCGAAGCCATAGGGGTACTCCCCCCAGCGGATTATTCTGCCTTTACCCTGAGACGAGGGTCTTTCTCCATATCGGGGAAAGTGAGCGAGTAGCCATGAGCCGTCCTGGGAAGACCGGGCCGAGGCGCTTGCGTTCCACTCCCCGCTGCCGCAGTTACGAGCGTATCCACGTCCATCCTCTTTCCGACCTCGATGAAAGCCTTGCTTACACGAGGATCGTTATCGAGGGTGAGTCCATTGGACAGTTTCGCCTGCTTGAAAGCATCGACGAGCTCCTGTCCGCCGAATCGTGCAAGGGCCGCATCCCGTAATTGCATCATCTTGGGAAGCTCATCCTTGTACTCGGCGGTCAGTGTCTCCATCGCGGTTTTCGCTGCGGCGGCGCGGGAAGCCTCGTCGGCCTTCTGCCGGGCGGCTATTGCGGCTGTGAATCTCTGAGCCTGAGTATTGTTCCAGTCCTCAAATATGGCTTTCGCCGTATCGTTCGTAATACCAGCATCCCACATCTTCTGACGGAACCATGCTTCCAGACTCGGATCATAAGGCAATCCGTTGGGTAAATTTGGTTTATTGAAAGCATATCCGTCTGGTCTGTCTGGTCGGCCGATTGCTTTGTAGAATCGGTCCCATGCTTCTCTCGGTGCGTTCTTGTCGGGTACCGTGACTCGGTCTTTGAGGTCAGATGACGTGGCCCACTCTCGATACATATCCGAGAGGCCCTTGGGAAGTTTTTCAACAAACTTCGGGTCCTTGGATATCCTCGATTGAAGGTCCGCCATCGCTTCCTTCTCAAACTGGCCCGTATATCCGGGGAGCGACGCCTTGGATGGTTCTGCCGAGCCCGGCTGCACAGCAACGCCGGCAGGGGCTACTTCTGAAATAGGTAATGCCATTGCATCTGCCATAAGTTATCCTTTCCTAAGTATACTATCAGTGTCAAGCTGCATGTCTATTCCCCTTGCGGATGTTTTCTATTGCCCACAAAGGGCGAAGATTGGTCCAGTGAGATGCTACAAAAAGAAGAGAAGGATCTTCTTTGAATGAGAACCATGACAACGGTACAATGTGGTCAACATGCCACCCTTTTCTGCCGTAATTCTCCCATGTCATGCCGGGCTTGAAAAGACTTTCGAGATGATTGCGAAGGAAACCGGGAGAACAACCGATGTACCTATGAGATCTACAGGTTTTTCGTTCTCCATAGAGATTCATCATCGCAGTAATAGTATTGTGAAAAATGAGTTTCTCTGGATGAGCGGACATGTATTTTCTCGCTCTATCCTTAACCTTCTCGGAGTGAATCTTCCTATAGCGTCGAGAGGCCATCCGATGGCTTTCCTTATATCGTCTTGCAAGTTCATTGAAATGATCCGGATTCTCAGCCCTATATCTTCTAGTATGTTCTAAATATTGTTCTTTGTGTTTTTCCCAATACCGACGATGAAAAGCTTTTACTTTTTCAGGATGATTCCTACTCCATTCCTTTTGCTTTTCTGGGCTTACCCACGACATAAGATTATTCTATATCCTTTTTCATATTTCGTCTTGTTTGGCGTATTCGATGGCGAATGTGAGCTTTCCTAGATTCTTTAGCCCGAGAGACGGAGCTGCGCGCATCTCTGCGAGTATTTCCATCGCTGCGTTGTGCCGTTCTACGTCTCCTGAGCTTTCCAGCTTCCCCCAGAGTTTCAGCTTTGCCATCAGGTACCCGAACGCCTGCATCGCTATCTCCGGAGATGCCCTGCCCAGAAACGTTGACACCAACTCCGGTCCCATTGATTCTACCGGCTTCTTGAACGGGTTCACTTAGCACCTCCTGTGCGAATGGAAGAAAATCTTTAGCTGGTCTTATACGAACGGATGCACCATCGAGAGTAGAAACCAGATAATCACCGGGCACAAAGTTCTCACGGCCCACCGTCGTTCGAATATAAAATGCGCCGTCGATGCTCCCAGTGTCGCAGTCCCAATCAACGCCTTCCTTATCGCGGACAGTGAGCTTCTTGGCTTCCACCATGTACCCATGGAAGAGATATCTCACTGCTGGCCTCCCTGACCACCCATTAGTTTCTCACCGGGACTTCCAGGTTCAGGAGCGCCTTGAACTTGCTTGTACCCACCCGCAAGTCTCTCAAGTTGCTGCATCCTCTGTTCCTGCTGAATCTGCTGTAGCTTGGCTTGACGGATCTTGATGAGCGTATCGGGGTCTTGGTCGATTTTTGAAGGCGCGCCGTCCGCTTCGAAGAGGTAGTCATACAATTCATCTGCCTTCATCTTGTCCTTAAGCTCAGGCCACACGTCAATAAGCGGTCTATCCCCGATGAGTCTCAAAAGGAAAGGATTAATTCCCTGCATCTGCAAGTAGCGTTTGATGGCCACAGCAATCGGCCCCAAGAACTCGAAGTACGTGCTGGGGTCATACGCAAGGATTGACGGCGGCGGAGGGGGTAGTCTACCGTTTGCGAAAAGCACTTGAAGCGTAGAACGGATCATGGGGATCAAAAGCTCTGACTGCCCAGGCCCTACTATCGGGATGAGCGCTGCTGCCTTTTCACCCTGGATCTCCGCGATCTGCATCTGGTTCATCCGGGAAGTCATCTGGGTAAGGTAGCTCAAAAGTTGGAATGTCTTCGCCTTAAACTTCTCCCGCAGCTCCTCTCGCATCTTCATCACTTGGTCCACGCCGATGGGGTACTCTTTCCCCGCACCGTGAAATAGTTCTGTAGGTGCTGGCTCTCCTGCTTGCAACCATGTGATTCCCCACGGACTTATTTTGATCTTGTTCTTCAGTGATTCCTGCGCAACAAGAGGCTTCATTACTGCCAACTGCGCGGCGTCCATCAGGTAATGAACCGCCGAGTTTACCGATGCTGCCTCGAAGATGCTGTCCATCGCCGGGCCACGCCCGTAATCTTCCTGGGAGTTTCGGCGGAAGCACCACGTGGAAAGCGGCCAATCGTCAAAGCCACTCTTGCGCAAAATGAGTTTTTCATTTTCCAGCACATATACCGAAGCGACACGCTTGTTCTCGCTCGTCCACTTGCGCGTATCTCTCTCAGTATTGAGGTACAGAGAATGGATGACCATCCTGCGCTGGAAAGGATTTTTCTCGATCTCCTGGCGCAGTTTGTAGTCAAGCCGCTCAAGACCGAACTTTTCATCAATCTGGCGGTTCTGCATGGGGAACTTTCTATGCCAGAGGTTGATTTCTCCATTGTCATCCCGGGCGACGAATATCTCCCTGTTGTGGTGCGCCTGATAGGAAAGCTTATGAGAAAAGGGGAGCCAAATAGGCTTGGCCATCGTTGCGATTCCGAAGAATACTCCGTCCTGGCAAGCCTCGTTGTACTGGCTATAGAAGTTGCTGTTTGCCATCTCGATAGCGGCGAGCTCCTGGACTTCATCAATCCACTGCCGGGCCATGTAGTCCTTCTGGGCCAGTTTGTTCTGAAAGTGGATAGCCCACCACACAAGCCCCGCGCTTGCCGTTTGCCCTTGTAATCCATCCGCGAAGTCCTGCCCCGCGCTGGAACAAGTCTGGTCGTAAACTTCGGCTCCCAGCTTCTCACCCGGCATCATCCCCCGGCGTGACCCAAGATCCCACACCGCCCGCCGTGGGGTGATTATTTCATCCACGAGGTTCCAAAAGGCATCGATCAGAGACCGCTCATCTTCGAGCTGGCCCTGACGTTTGACTATCTTCTCCGCAAGTTTCGCATCATCGCGCGACTGTTCGACGTAGGGCTGCTGAAAGGGAGTAGCTTCCGCATCATGCGTCGAGGTTTCAGGTGCCCTGGTTGCATAGGCGACAGACGACATGCTTTACCCCAGATTGAGCGCGACTTGGATGCGCTTGAAAAGTTGTTTCCAGTTTGGGTCGCCCGAGTACTTCGGATCTTTCATCTTCCCCGCTGACAGGTCGTATGCCTTTTGGTAGTCTCCCGAGGTATAAGCGTCCCGCACGGCCTTGTACTCATCGGTACCCGTGGTCGCGCTATCCATCGCGGAAGCTATTGGCGCTTCTGCCTTCACGTCCATTGCGCTTGCAGCGGTTTTATCTTGAACTGGTTGCGTGCCCGCCTCATCGCTAAACTTGTTGCCCTGCTCATCTTCGTAATGGTCGCCCACTTTCCGCAGCTTTTTCTTGGCCTGCGGTTGCACTGAGCCCATGATCGACTGTAAAGTCTCAGGCATCAGTTCACCCTCACCGTCGTACCGCCCTTGACGACTACCACCCCGCCGCACTTTGGATTCGTGCAGATGCCATACCCCTTGAACTGGGTGTACGGATCAGCGGTGAGATTCACCGTGACAGGGCCCCCGCACTTCAGACAGTTCATATATCACCTCCAAGAATTTTATCGCGGTCTCGCTGATTGTGTAAACACGCCCGCTCCCACTCGTGGAAGTGTTCAAAGCAAGCATACCGTCTCCGACCGTCGATGAACACAAACCGCGTCCCACGTTCCATACACTTGAAACAAAGTTCTTTACTTGATGGATTGTATCCGGGATCGGGCTTGTCACGGGAGTGGATCAGGTTCGCCATTCCATCTCCATAAGCCTCAGCGCCTCCACTGCCTCCCTCACTGCCTCAACGCGGCCGGACAGATCAGCGATTATCTCGCGCGTGATGCTCTGCGCCGCCTCCACGTCCACCTGCCCGAATTGGTTTATCTTGATCTTTCCCGCGTAGGTCTTGGACAGCATATCAATTGCTACCTTGACTTCGTAGGCCAGCGCCTCAGACTCTGAGTAAGCGAGAAAGCCATCGTTGCATTTCCACATCTGGATAGGTGTTGCCACTTACTCTTCCCATCCCGTTATGGTTTCTTGATGGTTTGCTGGATCACGAAGAGAAGCTACTAGAGATTCCCATCTTAGACGCCACGGACAAGATCCGTGCTCATCATGAGACTTTGCGCTCGACCAAGGATTCTCATCCTCTGCTAGACGAACTCTGTTCATGATCTTCTTAACCGGCATTACTGCTATTTTCTTCCTAATGGCCTTTTCCATTTCATGCCTCCTTTACTACATCCCCACCGCCCTAAAAATCAGGTAGAGAAGTATCACCACAAACGCAAGCCCGAGAAGACCAAGAACGAATCTCTCAATCCATTCACTGATCCCTTCCCACATATTTACCTCCCAAACCTGCTATCCATGCTCACCACCGCCTCATCCCCGCCGCTGTACGCTTTCTGCAACGGCGCCCAAGGGTCTATTATCTTCCTACTCTCCACTGTTTGTCTAACCTCTTTCACCATGGCCGGGTAGAACAGCGAAACCACAAGGTATTGTAACGCATCGTGCAAGTGTTCGAAGTTGTTCTCTTTCGGCTTCACCTTGAACACGTCAATACCCATCCTCGGGTTTTCCTCGTACACATATCCACCTTGAAACCCATTGATGAGCATGATACACGACGGGTCAATCAGTATGCCGTGGCGGCGCAAGAGCATCTCGTCCACTGAGTTGATTCTAAGGTCAAGCTCCTGCCGGGACGCTATCATGGTCACACCGCACATTTCTTTCTGCAATGTCGCGTTGCTAGTGAATCCACCTTTACCAGAGCTGAACTGATTGAACCCTGCGGGGTCGCAGTAGTGCGTGCAGACATTCCCGGGATATGCCTGTTCAAGACTGCTCATCACAGCCCGGGTAAAGTCAATGATGTTCATCCGCGCGTCGTGGTATTCCCTGAGTACTTGCAGTGACATCGACCCTACTACTTGGCCTACCACGCACGCAGGGAAGTTGCCCGAATTATCCCACCCCGCATAAAGCGGCGCACCATGTATCAACCCCGTGGCCGAATCCAATACCTTCATCCACATAAGCGGCGTCTCGCTCATGTGATCTTTCATCTCGAAGTTTCGATACACTCCTTTACCCTCCGGCTTCTTGCCAGGTTCCCCCTTGACCATCATTCGCACCATCTCGGGCGACTCTGGATAGTCTGCCTCTATGTCAGTCCAGTAACCTTCTCGCAGGTTCTCTTTGTTCTCGCCGCGTTCCTGCCAGAATCCAACGTAACGCTTCAGCGGTGCCTTCGCAGGTACTGGCCCCGGCGGCCGCTTGGGAACCAATACACGAGTATCGTATCTCCCTGTCTGCCAAATAGGATTGCCCTGCTCGTCCCGTTGCGGCTCTTGCAGAATCTTCGGACCCATCCAAAGGTAGTTGTAGTATATATGATGGTCTATCGTACACGGGTTTGATGTCTCGATCATGTAGGCAGGCACGTAGTCGCACGGTGAATCCTTGCGCTTGGGAAACCGACCGATACGCGCCTTGATAATGTTTTTAACATGGACATGAATCTCTATTGCCTCGTCAATCCACGCACCGGTAACCTCAAACGACCTGAACTTCTCTTCCGCGTCAGGTGTGTTGCAGGCACGGAACAGCAGCTCTACAACAAGCGGTGACTTGCAATGCTCACGGGCGGGCCAGTGGAGAGTGAGCGTCTTGTTGGTATAGTGCCAGTCGTGCTTGATGAACCAAGACACAGCAGTCTCGAAGTCTGTATCCATCAACTCGCCGTATGTCTTGCGGACGACAAACCATTTGGTGTGCGTTATCCCATACAGGTTGTAGATACGGCTGGGAAGGTTGAACCCTATCTGCCAGAGAGCTGTAGTAGTCTTAGCTGTCCCCATGGCACCGATAAGCGCAGATCGAGGGGCGTCACACCGATGGAAAGCTGCGACGGTAGGAGAAGCGGGCTTGTAGGTTATTACTTGCAAAAAGCCGGTCGCCTCAGTTAAGACTCACACAACAGACTAAACCGTGAACTTCGACAAGCACCCACCTACGCCAATGCCCACTACAACCGATGCGCAACAGATGGCCTATATAGAGCTCACACATCCTCCGCTCCATCTCGAATCTTCTTCCATCGCTCCTGCGCTGCCGCCGCTTCCGGCCCCTGGCCGTGCGGATCGTCCACGGTTGCCGTCGCAGGATCGGAATCCCAGCCCTCGGAACCTACCTCAATGACGATGACTTCAGTCTCCTCCTCATCCTGACGGCCCCACTCTTTGAGTCTGGCCCGGGCTATCTGAAGCCTTCTCCCGACCACCTTGTCTATTGCATTAACTCTGTGCTGCTTTACTAGACCCTTGACCTTCAGCATGTCATCAGCAAGGATCAAAGTATCCTCTGCCTTTTCACGCACGCCGTCGTTGTAGGAGTTGTACCATAGTTCCTTGAAATCAGGATCAGTATCTCTCCAAACGTAAATCGTATGTCTTTCCGGCATACCTTCAATCTGGCAGATTTTGGAGGCATTCAGACCATCACGCCGAAGCTCAATAATGGTCTGCTTGATCTCCTCTGGATAACCACCCCGGCCTGGATGCGTATTTCCTTTTGCCGCAATCTCAGCAGCCACCCGGTCTTCATTCTTGGCTTCCTTCGCACGGTCTGGGAGCTCCATATCTATATGGCGGTTACGTTTTAAGGTCTTAGAGTCCCTTTTACCTATAGCTTGACCGGGCTGGGGCTTGTTGGCCATACCTATCTACCCGGCTGGAAGGCTGCGACGCTTCTCGCACAAATCCACAGCCTCGTGCTGGCCACACCATCCATCGGGGGGCACTGGGGACCACGCTGAAAGAAATATAGGCTGTATCTGCTGAGTCTGCATCGGACCGGGCGCGGCTATCCTTCCTGAGCCCGGGGCTTGTGCCATCACCATGAAAGCCTTCGGTGAATAGCGACGACACTGCCCCATGGGATTTGGTTGTCCTGCATCGGGCGGCTTCCAGAAAAGACAATTGCTACAAAAAGAGTTGTTATTCATCTCTTCTCCTTGAATTATAATTCCCAATCATCAGTGTGCAAAGTGGCCTGAGACCGCCATAGTAACTTGCTTGATGATACCACTCCCCCACTTCCTCATCATTGAGTGCGTCCCGCCGCCTTTCATCCGGTCCGCATTCACACATGAACCGGCCCGGTACCCCTTCATTTTCACCACGCGGGCAGGGATGCGCCCTCCACCATGCGACACGATCTCGATAACTTTTCCCCTTAGTGGCGAGATGGTAGGTCATGCCCCGCCTCCCGGCTCGCGCATGGACTGACCTTTTACCAATCTCATCGTCTCGTCATGACATTCTGGCAAGCCGTGAGCAATACAGCGAGCGCCGTTTACGGTCTGCTCTTTTCCATATGTTCGGCAGCATACTTTCGTTTCGGAAATGCCAGCGGCCTCAGCCATCTGTTTATACATCGTGTCGAACTTGAAAATCGGTACTCGGTTCCTCACATCTTCTCTCCCTTGCGCTTACTCCGCTTGTCGGCAAACACGGCGCGGACAGTATCGCATTCATCGCAATGCCCCTTGAGGCACAACTCTGTCTCTTTGCA